AGAATGAACCAGCACGACGAAAAAGTTTTAGGGCTAGACACAATTGCGAAAACCCTGGACCAAAAACTAAGGCTCGCTATTGGTCGTGTAAAGCATGGTAAAAAATGAACGCAAACATCCCGCCACTCAAAATCCTCATACCAGCAAAGTTTTTGACTCAAGACGAAACGGTAACAGGATTTGAGAAAGGGTATGCATTTGCGATCATATCGCACAAAGGACGAGCGTTACAGTTCCACGTTCTGCTTGAATCAGGAGCACACTTTAGGCACATTCCTCTTCACTGGTTGCTACATGACGAGCCAACTATAGAGCACACTAATCTAGAAGACTTACAACTTTGGGACTGTTTTAGTTTTAAGCCAATCGTAACGGTTTTTGATTTCCTTAAAGACTATCAATGTGATGTGCTCCTCAAAGACAAATCTGTGGTGTCTGGTACGTACTACTGTACGGTGGATTGGCTGGCTGATTGCGATACTACCGCAGGTTTCCTGCACCAACCCGACCAAAACAAATGTGGACATATCATTTTGCTTGATGACGGAAGAATCTGTTGCTTGCCGACCAATCGTGTCTGTTTCAAAGATGCGTTTTTTATTGGTAACGCACCCAACGCAGCCGACCGAAAATACAAAACAATAGACACAATATTTCAGGCCGAGAACAGCGATAGGTGGTCTGTAGCTAACACAGACGAAACCTTTTACAGATAGGCTATGGTAAACGGAAAGCAGAAAGGCAGTGCCGGAGAACGAGAATTGGCATCAAAGCTACGTGAACACGGATTCACTGCTAGGCGTACTCAACAATTCTGCGGCGCTGCTGGCGATTCTGACGTAGAGTGCACTGAGCTGCATCAGTTCCACATCGAATGCAAAAGAGTAGAAAAGCTAAATGTTGATAACGCAATGGATCAATCCTTAAGAGATTGTCACGACCGAATACCAACAGTAATGCACCGCAGAAATCACAAGCCTTGGTTAGTCACAATGTACCTAGAAGACTGGATCGCTTTGGTAAAAGATGCGAAGAGAACTAACACTTAACATGGAACAAGCAGAAATTTCTCAAGACTTTCCAGAGCGTACTCTGTGGCTGGCCGTAATCGAACGGGCACTAAAAGACTATTGCTTCTTTTTCGACCGATTAGAAGGATTACCTCAAGTTGGTATGCGAACTATATTACATGAACAAAAATGTGATCGTAAAAACGTGATGTATCACAAAACAATCGGAGACTTTTCTAGGCTACGATGGTTTCTGTTTGATCCATACCCATCACCGTTTAACCTCACCTATTTGGCTTGCGAGCTATACAATGATGAGAGCATCGCAGAGGCAATGCGAAAACAAGCCAAAGAACAATTCAAACTACAGCTCGATAAAGTGCGAGCACAGGGCAAGTTTGCTCTTATCGTAAAATACATTGAGGAAAATACTGGTGCAGATAAGGCAGTAGCGGCAGCGGAAGAAAGCAAACTCCGCAACAAGCGCTACCGCCTTAACACAGACGTTTAGCGTTTCTTCTTAGAATCAAATAAAGACCAAGCCTGAGATACGCCGTACAACACAACGCCACCCACCACTGGCTCAACAGCTTTAACGAGGTTATGTGCGTCATCCTCTGCAACGCCTAAACCAAGAAGACCACCAGCCGCTAGTGTGAGCAAGTGGCGGAGAATTGATCCAAGAAAGAATGGCATAAGATTCCTTTTGTATAATCGTACATGCTTTTGTCGTACTTACAGTCACGTTTCTGTGGGTCAACAAACGAACCTCGAATACAGTTCATCCAATGTTCCCAATAAAAGGTTATGTCACAGTGTCGATAACGAGCGGCAAACTTGTCAACGTTAATATCTGTCCCGTCAACACCGTCCAAGTCTACTATACATGGTGCAGCAATTTTAGAACTTGCTCCGTGTTTTTCACAGACATACCCTGGCAAACAGGCGGATCCGAAAGGATTATCCACAACGATACAGCTAGGCAAACTATCAGATACACGAGCGGCAAGACGTTTTCGAGCTTTTCCATTGAGATCACACTCTAGGCACGGCGACACATAACACTGCACACTACCGGTCGCTCTTGTTAATCGGTTCTTAAACCTGCGTACTACTCGGTCAAACTTATGTAAAAATTGACGGTTGTTTCGTAATATCTTTTTACTAGCAGAAGATGCCGTCTCATCGTACAGCACTTCATACTTCCCGCATCGTCCGTTGCGCATACAAGGGGAGTTAATAAGATGCACTCGTATAATCTTGGCTTTACGGCTCGCCAGTAGCTCATCAGCACACGCACACTCTGCGCCGAACGTCTGCTCAAGCCAACCAGTAATAATGGTGCCTTGCCCCTGCCAGGTGCGTTTAAGAGCCTTGCAGTCTGTAGTCGGGTGACAAAGAGATAAGTAACTAGGTGCTTGAGCTTGTGCAGTAGCCATCAGTGCTAACAACACAATCAAAAGTTTCATTTGTCTAAAACCTTATCAAGTTTCTTATCCATGCGGTCAATTTGATTCTTGATATGAGTAAGTTCCGCTTGAATAATCTGCACTTCCATCGTGACTCGGTACTTAGACTCTTCCAGCTCTTTCAAAGAGTTTTTCACACTGCGGTAATCCATGCCGACAATGGATATAACAATGCCGATCACTGCTTTCACAGCGATATCAAGCCACGTCTTTACTTGGGTAAAATCTTGCTCCGTCAATGCACCCGGCCTCCACCATAAGCATCAATCACCATCAATTGCGCTTCTGGAGTATCCTTCATTGCTTCCATAAACTGCAAAAAAGCAGAACGACTTGCAAGGACAGCAGAATCAGGACCGACTTTACCGTATTGCATACCCAATAGAATACAGCCTTCTGTATCCCTATGAGTATTGCCAGCGTGGATTAAAATATGCTCTCGATTAGGAACGTCTAAGACCTTGTATACAGCTCCAAAGCGAGGCGACTTATGCCGCACGATTTTATAACGACCGACCGGAATACAGGACACTTTGGTTTCATTGTCCCGCCAAGCGTCCTCTACAGTGACAAACTCAGGTGCTTCATTGATACAAAGCACACCGAACGTAGCGCCGGCATGCTCTGTAACTCGAATCAACCTGAGCGTTTTCACTTTGGTGGCTCAGGAAATACGATCAGTTTAGGGTCTTCGTTCTGCGCCATCATATCTCTGAGCTGCTTGCGGTATTCTAGCCATTCTCCGTAGTTGGCAAGCTGTACATCGGCAAGCTGCGTCCAATCTGAGGCTGCTAGTTCTCGGTTACGCCAGCCACGAATTGCAACCGCAATAATTTCATTAGATGGATTAGTTTCATCAATCGGAAGAATCAACAAATCTTGCCAAATCATAAATCCTTTATGCTGTGATATATGTACCAGTTAAAAAAATTGAATTGCTACCCAGTGCAAAAACAGCTTGATCGTAATTGTAACAAAACACAACCGTACCGCCTGTAAATGTTAAACCAAATCCGGTTGCGACCGTTGTAGCACTTCTCGTGCCCATCGCAGGTATGTATAAATTGTTATAAAAACTTGCGATTGGAAGTGTAATTGCTACGTTGGATGCAGTAGCAGTTCCTTGAGTCCATGTAACGTAAACATGAAACGTGCACATTCGTGAAAACTTTTGAAACACTGCGGTCGAAAAACTAATGCTAGAAGCAGTTCCTCCTGTAGGGGTTAAAGTTGGAGCATAAGTTGCCCACGCTCCCGCAGCGTTCATAATTACAAAAGTACTTCCCGTATAAACAAGCTCAAGCACGCTACCTACCAACCAATCACCTATTGTTGGATCGATAGCACCTTGTGAAGTTTTAATGCTTTTTGCGCCAAGTCCGTTAACGTTAAGCGAATGTCCTGTAACGTTTGTGCCAGTGCTTGCAGTGCCGGTCAGCATCCTAAACTTTTGACCAGCTTTGTACGCCGTAATTGCAGGAGTAGCTGAAGCTGTCATAGCTGTAGCAGTTCCGGCTGTAGTTCCTAGCCAAATGTAATCGCCGTCTTGAACTTGGCTTACAGCAGCATAGTTGTTACGTGCAGTCGCAGTAGCTACGTTGGTATGCTTGAACCCACCCATCG